AATTTAAATACGTAACAGGATCTGGAGATAGTGTAACTGTTGCACCAGGTGCAGTAAAATTAGTTTACGCTACAGCCAACGATGGCACTAATCCAGACATTGACGATTGTGGATTTATAACTGCTTCTTCAACAGACACTTTAACAAACAAAACTTTAACAGCTCCAAAATTTGCAGACGGTGGTTTTATAGCTGACGCAAATGGCAATGAGTCTGTTGTTTTTGGAACAACGTCATCTGCAGTTAATGAAATTAAAGTTACAAATGCTGCAACTGGAAACGATCCATTAATCGCTGCTAACGGTGGTGATTCAAACATAGATTTAGCGATAGCACCAAAAGGAACTGGTGAGATCGTAGTTGGAACAGGATCTGCAGACGCTACAATAACTTCTAGCGGTGCACACAATCTAGTTTTAGACACTAATTCAGGTACAAACTCTGGAACAATTACAATAACTGACGGTGCTAATGGAAACATTGTTATTGCACCTAACGGTACTGGTGTTGCTCAAGCCGTAGATGGAGGAGATAACACTGCAGCAATTAAAATTGCAGGCAAAGAATCTATTTGGGTTCCTGCTTCTTCAATGTACCCAAACACTACAAACGGATGTGCAGCCATAGCACAAGTAGAGTTATCTAATGGTCCAGAAATTAAAACTTTAGACTTTGATAAAGATTCAGACGAGTTTGCACAGTTTGCTGTTGCATTTCCAAAATCATGGAATGAAGGCACAGTAACTTTTCAAGCTTACTTTACAGCAGACTCGACGAATACAGGTACTGTATCTTGGGACTTACAAGGTGTTGCATGTGCTGACAACGATACGATAAACGTAGCGTTTGGAACAGCAGTTGCACCAACAGCAAAAGCTCATAGCGGTACGGCAAACGATTTAGACGTGACAGCAGAAAGTGGAGCAGTAACTATTGCAGGCTCACCTAGCACAGATGAAGAAGTATTCTTCCAAATCTCTAGAGACGTGTCTGAAGATTCGTTAACAGCTGATGCAAAATTATTGGGAATCAAATTATTCTTCACTACAGATGCTGCTAACGACGCATAAGGAGAATAATGGCAACTGGATTTGGATATAAAGTTTTAGGCTTTGGAGGCGGAACTGCAACATCAGAGTTCGTAGTAGCTACAGGTGGAACAGAAAGCACTGACGGAGATTTTAAAATTCACACATTTACTGGAGATGGCACATTTAACGTTGCAATAGCAGGTGACGGTGGACCAGCTCCTCAACCAAACAATTTAGCTAGCTACATGGTAGTCGGTGGAGGTGGTGGAACTGCTCCTTCGCAATCAGGTGGTGGAGGTGGCGGCGGCTTTAGAGAAGACGAAGCAGCCAATGATTCATATACTCAATCTCCTTTAGAAGGAGCAGGCGCTATAACTTTAGCAGCTGGTAGTTATCCAATACAAGTAGGTGCTGGTGGAACAGTCGGTTCTCCGGGAACACAAGGCGAGCCTTCAATTTTTAGTACAATAACATCTGCCGGCGGCGGAACGGGTCCAAACGGACAAGGTGGTTCTGGTGGCGGTGGTGGTGAAAATCAATTTGCTCCTGGAAGCAATGGAAATGAACCTCCAACAAGTCCACCTCAAGGACAACCTGGTGGGCAAGGAAGAGAGCCCCCTGGTTCAAACGCAGGATCAGCAGGTGGTGGCGGAGGAGCCGGAGGTGCTGGAAGCGCTAGACAAGGTAATGCTGGTGGACCTGGTGGTCCGGGAGTTTCAACATCAATTACAGGCTCATCTGTAACACGAGCTGGCGGTGGTGGCGGTGGAGGATATCCAATTGCTAGCCCTGGTGCCGGTGGATCAGGTGGTCCAGGTGGAGGAGGAACTGGAAATAAAGGAGCACCTCCAAATGCACCCGGATCTGCAGGACAAGCAAATACTGGTGGTGGCGGAGGATCAGCCCATGCTGGTGGATCAGGAATAGTGGTAATAAGGTATAAGTTTCAATAAGGATATATAAGATATGGCACACTTTGCAAAATTAGATGAAAATAACAGAGTATTAGGAGTACATGTTGTAGATAATGTTAAAACTTCTAGTGATGAGGGTGTTGAAGAAGAGGAAAGAGGTAGAAGATACCTAGAAAAAATACACTTTTATCCACTTTGGAAAAAATGTTCTTATAACACTTTTAATAATATACATAAATTAGGTGGAACACCTTTTAGAGGAAACTATCCTGGTATAGGCTATAACTATGATGAAACAAATGATATTTTTATGCCACCAAAACCTTTTGATAGTTGGACTTTAAATTTATCAACAGCGTCCTGGGATCCCCCAGTTGCAAAACCTAGCCTAACAGCTGAACAAGAAGCAGAAAATCTTGCATCTGCAGAGGCAGGGACAGGTAATTTTTGGGAATATCAGTGGAATGAAGCTGGACAAACATGGGATTTAGTTGATATAAATTCAGTATAAGTTATGAAAAAAGTGGTGCTATCAGAAATAGATTATTATTACGGCGAAATCAAAACTCCAAAACATTTTGAAATTAAGAGAGCAGAAATAAAAGGCAATATATTAGAGTCTTTTATAGATAATAAAAGAATGAGTGATGATGATAGAGATTACTCTTATCTTGATTATGTAGTGGAATACTCAAAAGAATTATCTTGGTTACAGGATCATTTTAAAGATCACTATAAAATAGATTATGAAAAACATTTAATTCCTATGAAAAATTGGGGAAATGTTTACGCACCTAAAGAGCAATCCTTTTTAAGAAATACTGTGGACCCTTTAGATTTAAGACGCTCTCCTGATTATACTTTTGTGTATGGAATAGATGTTCAACCAGAATCTTGTCAAATGGTTATTGAATTTAATAATAATCGTAGAGAGGGCAGGAAGTGGTTTGTTCAAATGAAAAGCAATTTCTTTGTTATGTTTCCAAGCTCGTTAAAATATTTTATAACACCTAACATGTCTAGAAAGCGTAACATATTTTTAACTACAACATATGAATTTAAATAATTATTATTATTATTTTAAATCTGCTCTTCCATCTAAAATATGTGATTTAATAATAAGACACGGCAAGGAACAGAAAGAAGGTATTGCTATTACAGGAGCAGAGGAAAAAAATAAATATAGAGATATAAAAAAGAATCCTTTAAATGAAAGAGAACTTTTTAATTTAAAAAAGAAAAGAGACTCTAACATTGTTTGGTTAGATGATAGATGGATATACAAAGAGATACACCCCTTTATTAGAGAGGCCAATCAACAAGCTGGTTGGAATTTTGATTGGGATAGATCTGAATCTTGTCAGTTTACCATATACAAAGAAGGTCAATACTATGACTGGCATCAAGACAGTTGGGACACGCCTTACAAGAAAGAAGGACCAGAAAATGGTTTGATAAGAAAGCTATCTGTGACAGTGAGTTTAACTGATCCAAAAAAATATCAAGGAGGAGAATTGGAATTTGATTTAAGAAATCAAGATCCTGAACGTGCTAGAAATACTAAATTATGCACGGAGATACTACCTAAAGGTAGTATAGTTGTTTTTCCATCTTTTGTTTGGCATAGAGTTAAACCAATAACTAAAGGTGTTAGATATAGTTTAGTAATTTGGAATTTAGGAAAACCATATAGATAATATTTTCTTATAATTATGCTTTGGATAAAAAAGATAAAAGAACATAAATCTATTAAAGATAAAGCTGTTAGTTTGCTTAATGTAACAGCAGGTAAAAATGATGGTAATTTAATAAGTGATTGGTTTATGCCAAAGAATACTCCAAAACCTTATTGGCCTCTAATGCATCCTATTTTTTTAAAATACTTAAAACTTTTTGTAAAAGAATATTATAAACAACACTCTAATAATATAGAAATTATTATTGATAACTACTGGTATCAAAATTATTTAAAAAAAGGTAGACATGGATGGCACACACATAGTCATACAAATCTTTCTGCTGTTTATTATTTATATTTACCTAATCCTAAACAACAAGGTATTAAAATATTTAACAAAAAATCAATTAATGTAAAGGAGGGAGACTTGTTGATCTTCCCAAGTTACTATTTACACACATCAAGAAATAATTATAATGACCAGAAAAAGATTATAGCGTTCAATTTTAATTTAAGAAATATAAGATGACCTTTAAAAAAAATAAATATACTGTTTTAAAAAAAGCTGTGTCTTCTGATCTAGCTGAATTTGTCTACAATTATTTTTTGATGAAAAGACAAGTTGCTGATACTTTATTTAAACACAACTACATATCAAAGCATGAAGAAGATTGGGGTAGATGGAACGACAATCAAGTTCCAAACACATATTCACACTACGCCGATATAGCCATGGAGACTTTGTTATTAAAAGTTCAGCCTGCTATGGAAAAACACACAGGTTTAAAATTAACACCCACTTATTCCTACGCAAGAATCTATAAAAAGGGTGATGTTCTTGAAAGACACAAAGATAGATTTAGTTGTGAGATATCTACTACACTTAATTTAGGTGGAGATTCTTGGCCAATATATTTAGAGCCATCAGGTAAAAAAGGATTAAAAGGAGTTAAGATAGATTTAAAACCAGGAGACATGCTTATTTATTCTGGATGTGAGTTAGAGCATTGGAGAGAAGCATTTAAAGGTAAAGACTGTGCTCAAGTTTTTTTACACTACAATAAAGTTTCCAAGAAGGCTGAAAAGAATATGTTCGATGGACGACTACATTTAGGACTTCCTGGGTGGTTTAGAAAATGATATAGGAAGAATGGGGGTAGTTTCACCACGACTATCCCCTTTATAAAGATGATTAAAGTAGTAGACAATTTTTTTAAAAAAGAAGATCAAGACTTTCTTGAAGAAACTCTTTATGTAGATCTTGACAATCAGTTTCCTTGGTTTCTCGCTCACACTTCAAACTACGTTCCAGATAACTATACTTCAGGAATTAAAGTAAATTCAGGTTTACCTTTTGAAAAAGATTATCATCAATTTTGCCATACTTTTTACATGGAGGAAAAAGGAAATTCTATGCACTGGCCACGACTTGAAAAAATGTATAAGTCTAATAAGTTTATTAAAATTAAAAGTTTTTACAGAGTAAAAGCTAATTTAAATGTTCAGATAATAGGTGCAAATGAAAAAACCCATGGGTCATTGCATTCTGACTATCCTGGCAATATTTATACAAGCGTCCTATATTACGTAAATGATTCAGATGGAGATACTTTATTCTTTAATAACCACAGAAAAGTGATAAAAAGAGTCAGACCCAAAAGAGGACGAGCTGTTGTATTTGATTCAAATACCTTACATGCCGCTAGTCCTCCCTTAAATTTTAGATTTAGGGTAGTGGTTAATTGTATATTTAAACATTGAAATATATAGCTTTGTGCTATATTTTGTAATCTATGCTACAGAAGATAGGCTTTCAACCAGGTATCAACAAACAGATCACAGCCACAGCGGCCGAAGGACAGTGGATAGACTGTGACAATGTTCGTTTTAGATATGGTGTTCCAGAAAAAATTGGTGGATGGAACCAGCTAGGAAACGTTAATGAGAATGAATTAACAGGAGCCGGTAGAGGTTTACACCACTTCGTTAATAGTTTAGGTCGAAGATACGCGATTATAGGCACAAACAGAATATTATACGCTTTTTCAGGTGGTGTGTTTTATGACATACACCCAATTAAATCCACTACAACGCTTACCAATGCATTCAGCACGACCAACGGATCACCGACCGTAACGATAACTTTTGCTACGGCCCATGGTATTAACCCACAGGATATTATTCTTTTAGATAATTTTACGACTATCACCGGATCTAATTTCAGTGCATCTGATTTTGATGATAAAAAATTTATGGTTACTTCTGTGCCTACAACAGAAACAATTACTATTACAATGCCGTCAAACGAGTCTGGTTCAGGAGCCACGACATCTGGAGGTATTAGAGTACAACACTACTTTCCTGTTGGATCTGCAGTTCAAGAAAAAGGTTTTGGTTGGGGTTTAGGATCCTGGGGTGGTGAAGCTTCTAATGCTGTAACCACTACACTTAATGGTGCTCTAGGCGACAATGCTTTTGGAACTGGAGGGTCAGGCACTAGTATTGTTTTAGCCGATGCATCACAGTTTCCAAGTTCAGGAACAAATTTTATAAAAGTAGGAACAGAAGAAATATCTTACACTGGT